ACAGCTTCCCTGCCAAACCGGCCAAAGTAGACTTCTACGAATTCATCCACCTTGTGGCTACAGCCAACAGCCATAAAACGCCGCCACTTGCGGACGACGTTAGCCATTAGGAAAGGCTTAGACGATACAAGAGGTGGTTACACTCCGCGAGAAGATCATCTCGGAGAGCAAGAAGCTCGCTTGAACTTGCCAGTTCCTTTGTCATATCAGCCAGATACATCTTAAACTCTGAGATGATAGACTGAATGAGCTTATCCTCAACCTGCGCTTTGATGCTCAGTGTAACACCGCCGACAGCTTCCCTGCCAAACCGGCCAAAGTAGACTTCTACGAATTCATCCACCTTGTCACCAATGGCATCATAAGCATCGCCAAATGCGCTATGCTGCGCAAAGGATTTTGTCATCCAGTGCCACATTTTAAGCTGATTCTGAAACTGCAAAAGAGGTTGCGTTACATTCATTTCTTTAAAATCTCCTTGATGGTTTGAACTATCTTTAAAAGCGTGTAAACAGTGGCAGCGACAAGACCAAGAGTGCGAAACCACTGGTCAAAATCACTCCAGCTTACAATAAATGCAGTGGCCCCAATAGCATTAACCTTGATGATATCATCCATCTTCCCATCTAATGCCGCTATAAACTCTGCGATGATATTCATGGTTGGATTTTTTTGCGCGTCCTAACAGGAGCTTTGCGACTATGCGCTTTTGGTTTCTTGTTGTCCAGAAGGCGTTTTCCAAACATCCCGATTCCCACTCCCGCTCCGCCTGATAACAATAGCCACAAAGACGGATCAACGGCTGTAAGCAGATTCAAAAAAAGGGGGATCATGTTTTGAGTGCTCACTTCTTTTCAGGCTGAATGTGTGAAGCACCAAAGTAAAATGACACAACCATCCCCCAAGATGTCCCCAAAGAACCTACAAGCATTTGAAGCTCGGCATGACCGTCCCACATTTTTAAATCACCAGTCATTAAACCTACAAGAATCCCGAAAAAGCCTACTGTGACAATAGCCGCTAAAACAGGAACCGTATGCGATCCTGTTTTTACCTGCATATCTCGAGCGCTTTCTCGATCTGCCTGGGCGATTTTCTCAGCGTCAATACCCAACTCGGCCATCCTCGTCTTAAGTTGTAAGTCAGCGGCCTGCAAGGCGGCAATCTGATCCGCCGTGAGGTTGCCAGAAGTCAAAGCCTTCTGTACCTTGTCTGCGGTCGTGTCGCTCATACCCAGGGCTTTTGCAGCACAGTCCAGCGCCATTCCGCCGAGCGGTCCTCCGATTAAATTGCCAATTGTAGGCAACAATGTGGATAAAAAACTCATGTTGAGTATATTGTGCTGTTAAAGTTTAAGGCAAAAAAACGCGGGTCCGTTACCGTGTTCATAAACAAAATTCGGTGAACATAGGTTGAGCCTCTTCCGCAAATTGGCTGCGAAAAATAATACAAATTATCTTTTGATGTATATGTTTCGGCTGAGTAAATTTGCGAAGAAACCCATATTGAATTGCCAAATTCAAGGTCCCATCCTGTTGGCACATTATTGTCTGGAATGATTGTCCATGTAATTCCATCTGTGCTTGTTGCAAGTCCTCCGCCGTATTTTACGGTCGTGCTTGACCTTAAAAACGCTTGTCCGCCTGCGTAATTGACAGAGCAAACAGTACCTGTCGTAAATGGAGAATTGCGCTGCGTGAGCGCTTGCATATTTGACGACGTGAAAAAATAGTTATCATTTGTATTTCCAGATGCAACATACACTCCATTTATGCAGATGACAGACTGCAAAAACATTCCAGACACGCCTGTTCCCGTATACCAATATATCCCATCGGGCGAATACATATAACTGCCTAGCCCGACTGCCATATACCCCGCTGGGCCTTTTACCATGCCATACAAAGGAGTGTTCGTCCCAGCGGCAGGCCCGTTTGTTACTTGGGTCCAACTAGATGCGGAACCATCAGGGCTTTTTGCAATAAACCTATACCCGCCCGTGGTGCTCCCCATGGCCCAAAATTGAGCCCCGTCCCAATACATAAAGTTGATCCTCGAAAACGAAACACCGCTAGTGTACTCAACCCATGTAATTCCCTTGTCCAAAGAAATTGCCATCTTCCCAGCGGTATCTCCCGCTCCCACAATGACAGTCCCATCTGTTGCCAAATGTCGAATTTGACCAATAGTGGTCGTTTTCCGAAGCGTCCATTTTAAAAGAGACGCTGGCGTTTTATCTTTGCAAAATGAAGATAAACGCACCATTAGAAGAAACGGGAATATCCACCGATAACTTTATAAGTCGAGGCGGCTGTTTTGATTATTGTAAACGTATAGGATTCCGTCGAATTTGGGAATCCATCCCATACATTGTTGCTTTTCAAAACGGTTTGCGAGATTCCATCAATTGAAAAAGTTGGACCAAGGTATGAAGCTGTTCCATTTGTTTGGATTACAACAAATGTCCGAGCTTTTCCAACCTCTATCGCGTCGTTGTATGATTGCGACGATGTGCCCCGAACGTTAATTGCCAACTGCCCAGATGAGTTCCCCGTCAAATTGATAATGTCTTGAGAATCAATGTCGACCGTAAGCGTTGTCCCAAAGGTCTGCGTAAGCACAACGTCTTCAACGTAAGCCATTCGCTTTCTATAAGACGTTGAACTAGTCAGATACATTGCACTGCTATTCCACTCAATAGCATGAGCCAGCGGAGAACTTAAAAGGACGCTTCCTGCGGAGAACTTTGCCGGCACAACTGCTGTTGTCCCTGGAGCAAATGTTTGAGTGCTAGTGAAAGTGTTTGTAAAAAGTGTCGCATTTGTTTGCCTTTGCGTTGCTGTGTAAACAGAGAAAGAATCAAGTCCAATTGTTGATCCTGCTGGAAGAGCGCCACTTACAGATACAGTTTGACCAAAATTGTTTGATCCCTGTTGAATGTAAAAAAGCGAATTTCCATAAATTGTTCCAGCCCAATAAGATGGACGCACAAAACTCATCACGACTCCAGCAAGGGAAGTTAATATCCAAGGTCCATTTTGAGCGTTTGCTGCTTGCGCTGACAAAATAACAATATCACCAACAGCCATATTTCTTGAATCCATTTGAATAACGGATGAAGAAACAAGAGATGAAAGTGTTGAATTGTAGACAGTTGGAGCGCCAGGGCCACCTCCTGCCCCTGCATTTGAGGTCATCGTAATTTTTTCACAAGTACCAGCAGTTGCTGTGTTTCCAATAGTCTGAGCAGTTCCGATTGTTGTGTAAGTTCCAGTTCCCCCTGTACCCGTTACAAATGCAGAGATATAAGCAGCGCCAGAAACCGTGCCGCCAGAAAGCAACATCCCAACAACAATCGTTCCACTTGAGACGCTTGTGATATTGATTGTATTCGCTGCTGTAAAACTACCTGCAAAAGATGCGGATTGTGTCCCATCAATAGTTTTAATGACAGCGGCAGTCAACCCAGCCGCGCTTATACTCATTCCTGGAACTAGAGTTGCAGTAGAACTTGTATATGTAAGAACAGCAGAACTAAATATCCAAACTGCCCCAGATAAAGTTCCCGCAGACTGAAGCACTAAGGCATTACCATGTCGTACAGTTGCAGGCTGAATCCCACCAAGAGCATAACGTGCGGTTGCGTTTGTTGTTTGCCCAGTCCCTCCAGCGGTAAGTGCCAATGGCTGCGAGGTCGTCAGGGCGGCTTGGTAATCAACTCCAGCAACAGCTTTTGTGATCTCCGTTGCGCCAGAGAACTTGGCCATGTCCCCAGCCGCTGGGGTATCAGACGTTGTTACAGTTCCGCCGCCAGTTGCTGCGTTTGTGGGTTCCCACTGCGACGTGCTATTATTCCAGCCAAGAACTTGACCAGAAGTTGGAAGGGTTGAGGCAAGTGTGCGGTTCTGTAGTTTTACAACAGTCGTTGCAGAATTTCCAGCCGTGGAGGTAACATCCCCTGTAAGCGCAGCCACTTGTGCAGGCGTTAATGTGGAGTTAGTTAATGTTGCCAATCCAGCACGCTCATCCGTTGCCATTGCCCCAATACTTGCGGGCGTGATTGAAGCAGTTGACAACGCAATAACTCGCCCCTTCGAATCAACACTTACAACAGGCGTTGTTGATGAAGATCCCTGCGCCCCAGTTGGCAATCCAGAAATGGTCGCCAATTGATCCGTGCGCAGCGTGCCGCTGATTATATTACTGGCGTTTGTAGTATCTGTCGTTGCAGAGGCTGCCAACCCTGCGATTTTGCTATTTGCGATAGCTGCATTGGATGCCACATCAGCATCGAGCAAAAGTGTTGCAGGTGATTGTAGCGCTCCTGCTACTGACTTCCAAAGCCCTGTTCCGCCAACCAAGGCAAGCGAAGTGTGTACATGAGAAGGACTTCCATCACCGAACTCGACTGTAACAGTGTGGTTATTTCCAGTTGCCAATGCTTCGACCGAAATATAAATGCGATCCGTTTCAGTGATGGTGGTTTGCGAAACTAAAACACTGAGCGAGTATTGTGCCGAAGTGCCGTTGATGACCTGCCCATCGGATGATCCAAGTAAGGTCAATCCCGTGCCGTTGTAAATATATGCACGAGCGCGAATTGACGTTGCCGCTGCAACATTCGCATCCCCAAAGGCCCAGATGTTAAAATCCCAAATACCGGCGGGGATCTCCAGCACTGCCGGATCTTGCGGGGTGCTTTCCGAAATAAATCCAGCGACAAGCGTCCATGTTCCGACCGTCAACGTCCCAGTAGTTATGCTGGATTTAAGGATTTCACCACTACGTCCAAGCTGGTGCGGTGTGCCAGGGAGTCCAGTAATTGGAGAGTCTGGCGCAGTGTTTTGATTTAAAAAATAGGTCAAGCCATTAGCACCACCGCCTCCGCCGCTAGCCATGGCTGGGGTCCAAGCCGTACCATCCCACGTTAAAACTTGCCCCGCACCTGGCGTTGTTGCCGAAACTGCTAAGTTCTGGATTTTGACGACCTTCGTGATGGGGCTCCCAGCCGTGCTCGTCACATCGCCAGTAAGTGCCAGTGCCTGAGTAGTTGTCAGCGTGCCTGCGGTCAACGTTGCGAGCCCAGCGCGTTCGCTTGTAGCCATCGCCCCAATTCCTGCCGGAGTAATCTGTGCAATCTGCGAGGTCGTCAGTGCGGGAATCTGCGAGGATGTTAGTTTCCCGCCTGCATCAAGCGTAGCGACTCCACTAAGGGCTCCGAGTTGCGAAGTGCTAACCTTGGCCGCTAGCGCAGCACTAAGGCCCACAACGTCTGCCGTGCTGATCGCGTTGACCTGGTCCGTTGAGAGTTTGCCAGTGCCCCCGAGCGTGGCAACTCCATTAGCGACTCCCAGTTGCGATGTGCTAACTGCGCCAATGTCTGCCGCAGATGGCTTTTTGTGGATGTGATCCGCGCGAGAATAGCTAGACGACGTGCCTGCTGCTGCGGTGCCAAGATCCTGCGCGGCAATGTCGCTGCCTGCGTTGAGCATTTCGCCCGTGGGTTTATTGAGTGCCATAAAAAATGATTACCAAGAAAATGTGATCGTCCCAATATTACCAAACGATCCCATGTCGCCTTGTGCTCCAGAATTACCAGGTGCGCCAGCATTGCCACCAGGAGGCGGAGC